CACTCATTTCCTTCATGTATTTTCTTAATCGTGTCTCTTACGTCATCTTCAGGAAACTGGAGAAGGTCTCGTGCATGAAAGCTTGCCTCAAGGTATACGCAGTCAATCCATTGAGATTTTGCATTTTCTTTTTGCATTAAGCCGCCCAGTGTCACCAAACGATCTAACCGTAAGAAGATGTCTCTAACGCTATTATTTTTCATATCTTTACCCTTTATGTTTAATACTAATACCAGTATCCCCCATAAATCAAGTCTTGTCAAGTCTTGACTTGATTATTTCTAAATAGGTTACAAAGTTATATGACTGTAGTAGCATAGGGCAATTTTAGAACTCATTAAAAAAGGAGCGCTATGATATACCACCTTGGTTCACCGGTACACACGTATATCGTGCCGGGGGATCCTATACCCTGGGAACGGGCCAGAGTTAACAAGGGACGATTCTTTGATGCTCAACGGCCTAAGAAGAATAACTGGGCCATATCCCTCCAGTATCAAAGCGAAAAGCAGCCTTTCTACGAAAAACAACCTCTCCACCTCATCGCACATTTCTATTTTCCAGTACCCAACTCACTCAGGCCCAACCGAAGACAAGAACTTATTGGACAGCCCTATATATATAAAAAAGACCTGGATAACTGCGTAAAGTTCCTCATGGACACCTGCGCAGGGATACTTTACCACGACGATTGCTTAATATATTCCGTATACAGTACCAAGGTCTATGACCTGGAGCCCCGGACTGAGTTTGCACTCATACCACTCAGCCCACTCGCTCACAAAACCAATGAAGCACCCAAAAAGAAGAAAAAAGATTGAAGATAATGGACAAACCCACTCTTACTGCCCAGCCTGTAATTAAAAAACAGCGAAAAAAAAAGAAATCTACAAACGATTCATTAGTAACTTGGGATTACAACCCGCCCGTACACTTCTATGAAAGACTCGTGCCCAAGACAGAAGCGGAACTCACAAACCTTGGATTAGAGCTGCTACGCTTTTGTGCGCAGGATGATGCGCTGGTGTTTGGTAAGTTCTGTACCCAGCGTACTCCACCGATCGCCATGAGTGATCTGTATAAGTTTGCTGAGAGATGTGAGGCGCTCAAGAAGGCTATTGAGATAGGCAAGCAGATGATAGCGGTTCGACGGGAAGAGGGGGCAATAACCTACAAGTATAACTTTGCAGCTATTCGTGAGACGCAGCCCTTATATGACCCTGAATATAAAACCTGGAAACTAGAAGCAATCAAATCAACGGCAGATCACATTGAGAGAATCGTGGTGATGCCACAAATACCAAAGCCAGAAGGAGAAGAATGAAGCAAACCAAGATCACCCTTGAAGACTGGTTACACAGAGAGTTAAAAATACTCTGTGCTAAACGAGGCCTTTCACTCAAGGAATATTTAGAAGCAGTAGTAACAGAAGCAATCATGACCGACCGGGAGAAGAAGAAATGAATGATAACCATGTAATTCTTAACAGACTCAAAGACACGAACGATAACCTACAGTTTTTATCCTCTTCCCTTTCTGGCCTTATTAAAAGAGTCCAAGAGCTAGAGAAGTCCTTCCAAGAACAGGAAAACGCTACACAAGAGATGCAGAAGGCCATAGTGCTTATTGCTGAAGAGTTGGACATGATAGAAGAAGAAGAGGAGGCGGTTACATGACTTTTGATGAATTACAAGAAGGGTTAGCCCTTTGCACTGATATTGACCAAATGGCTAACTTTTATCGTTTTTATTTAAATTGTCCCCCTGAGCATACCAAAGTAGTAACAACCCTGTACCGGCAGATAGGAATCGTTGAGCCACTAGAAGAAGGTGGCAGCCCAGGAGTAAACCTCGAAATAAAAAGATACGAAGACTTAGCCTGTTCAGAATGCAAGAAGGCAAAGAATGGCTGGTAATGAGATTCACCTTGACCGCTTCAAGCCCCGGGATTATCAGATCCCCTTTTTGCATGAACTGTTTAACGTCAAGAAACGTAAGCGGTTCTATCTAATCTGGCCCCGGCGTGCGGGTAAGGATTTAACTGCCTTTTATGCATGCATCAGAGTCATGATAGAGAAGCCAACACAAGTCTATTTTGTGTACCCTACCTACTCACAGGGTAAGAAGATTCTGTGGGAAGGCCTGGATAACGAGGGCTTTCCTTTGATCAATTACTTGCCCAAAGAACTCATAGCGTCTAAGAACTCACAAGAGATGTCCATTAAACTGATAAACGGCTCATTCTTTAAGATCGTGGGTTCTGATGAGCCTGACCGGTTGGTTGGAACTAACGCTTCTTTTATGGTGTTCTCTGAGTATGCCCTTCAGAATCCCCAGGCCTGGCAGTTCTTACGACAGGTGGTCCGCGCTAATAATGGAACAGCTATTTTTATTACGACACCCCGGGGGCGCAACGCAGCCTATGAGCTGTACGAATATGCAAAGACTATGCCCGAGGAATGGTTTGTATCTAAGCTTACCGTTGATGATACCAAACACATCTCAGCCGAAGACTTAGAAAAAGAACGACGAGAGTGCAGTGAAGACCTTATACAGCAAGAGTGGTTTACATCGTTCAGTTTAGGAGTAGAAGGTTCTTATTACTCTAAGTATCTCAATGCCATAAGAATTAATAATCAGATTACAAACGTACCATGGCAACCATACCAACCAGTACATTTGTCAGTTGATATCGGGTACAGAGATTCTACGGCGATTACTTTCTTCCAGAAAATTGGAGATACCTCGTTTAACATAATAGACTGCTACCAGAATACCAAGCAGGGCCTTGATCATTACGCGAAGGTGATCCAAGAAAAGCCTTACACCTACGGTAAGATGATATTTCCGCATGATTTGGCGGTTACCGAATATGGATCAGGACTTACCAGGTTGGAGCAAGCGCGCAATCTTGGATTAAACCCTACCATAGCGCCAAAGCTTTCAATAGAAGACGGAATTGAAGCAGTACGCGCACTAATACCACGCTGTTACTTTGATGAGAACAAATGCCAGCCACTTATTAAGGCTCTTGAATCTTATCGCCAGCTTTATGATGCTAAGAAGCAAGTCTATATGGGATCACCAAACCACGATTGGAGTTCACACTTTGCTGACAGTTTCCGGTACCTAGCAGTATCTCAAAAGCTACTATCAGATACCTTGAGTGCAGAAGACTTAAATAATTTATATACACAAAGTAGGCTTGGTGGACAAAATGCTGTTCCTAAGCCATTTCAACAACCTAACCAGTGGGGAACAGGATGGTAATACTTAAGAAAATACTGTATTGGTTTAAACCAAAACCCGTTATAAAGCCAGAGATAACCGAGCCTAACACGAAGTTCCTAGAACGCAGATGTGAATTGTGTAAGAATAGACATCAGGCCTATCACATTCCAAAATAGGGGAATCTCATGAAGATGCTTGTCTGTCTGTTGTTGTCTCAATCCATGTCTGCCATGCAATCCCCCAAGGCGTTACGCCAGTCTACTTTTGTGGATATGCCTGCCATAGAACGAGACAGGTCACAGGACTTTCCCGGGGTTGCGGTAGTACACAGAGGTGATACCCCATCAACTGATTCGTTACGAGTACCTAGTCCCCGTATCGATGCCTCAAGTGATGTTCTGAGATCAAAGCGAGCAAGCCAAGAGATTCATATACACATACAAGACCGCAAAGACACTCCAAGCACTCCAGCGCCAAGCACAGAGGATACTGAGGATACGATCCCAAAGCACCGACACAACAGACGCATGATTGTCAGTAACAGTGTATCGGCTATAATAGCTTCCATCGTAACAGCAGGAGTAACGCTGGCGGTACATTTTAGTAGCTGTAAAAAGGATTAGCAAATGAATACGAATGAAGAAATTTATTGTATGGCAGCGGCATATAACAACATGCAGCCACTTGTTATGCAGTTAAAAGAGGCCTATGAAAATATTAATGTTGAAGAATGTAATTTAACCAAAGAACAGTTGAAAAAAGAATTTATAAAGAATCTTGATTCGCTTTTACAAGTAGCATCTTTGGCATTTCCAGGTTCTTCAAGCACACATTAGTAGTTGTAAGAAGGATTAGAAAATGCCTCTTATCTGTATTTTTTGTGATAATGTAGCTCGGCATGGATATCTTACTGAATCAAAGAATGATAAATGGTTCTGTAATGAGCATGCGCCTCATAAACCAGAAGAAAACGGTAAGCCTGAGATTTGTTTTGTTAATGATATACATGATGAACCAGCGATTCTTTTTAAGAATCTTCCCAAGGCATTTGATAAAACACATGTCGAGAAAATGCGTCATGAATTAGTAACACTAACAAGCCGTACACTTTAGTAGTTGTAAGAAACAATAAAAGGAAAAGAATGAACCTCACAAAAAAATTAGCTGAAATACAAGATTTTTTAAATCAAAACCCTTCAGTAAATGCTGATGAGAACCCAATCTTATTTGCACAACATATGGCTTTTTGTCAGTTTGTCCTCAATCATGCCCCGCATGCCTTCCAAAATATAACCAATTTTAAAAAATTCATTGAATCAAACCCTGATGAATCATCAAATGCTTTACGGGGAATTAATGAAACGTTATCTCGGTTTCAGCATAATTTAATAAACGTACATTTTAGTAAGTAAGCATGAAGCCTGCACCACAACCTCCTGCTCGTATTGAGCAAGCACCTTCCCGGATAGTTCGCGTGAAGCGTGGTCGAGATTTGGTCTATAAAGACAGTGTTACTGATACGATATGGGCAGTCATATTTAATTATTTTCCTGAAAGAAAGGGCGATCAATGACACCGTGCAATGGTTCACCAACAATTAACAGAGAAAAATTTATTTTAAAATCTATGAAAGATTTTAAATTTAAACCTTGTAAGAAAGAAGCCTCTGTAAACAGTAGTAATCTTGATTTTTGTGATTCCTGTTATAAAAAATATTATAACCAACTTGCGTTTTGTTTAGAAATATTGGCAATCTAAAAACATATAATCCAAGACCTGATCAAGAAGCGTAAAGCTGAAATAGAAAAGGGTGATGAATGAGCTGTCATAATCCATGGTGTAATACACCTTTTTTGATTAAAAGAATGGCTCGGCCACCTACGGAAAAAGATGGCTTTGATATAAATCTCTGGGAAGTCGCTGATGAAGAAGGAGGAACAAAAGAAATTTATATGTGGACACAAAAACCCGTAAAGCATTGGGTGAGATATAAAAGAGTGAATGAATGAAGTGTGGAATAAAAGACTGTAGAAATAGTGCATGGCAGCCTGTTTATGAGGACTCTTTAGTTTTTTTTGTGTGTACTCCTCATGGGATGCCCGAAGAAGAATTACTAAAAAAAAATGTTCCCCAAGAACAAATCGATCGATGGAAGAAGTATGCGTTAAAGAAGGATTCCATCAAGCTATCAGAACTACCAAAAGGGCATGAATGAATGATATTGTTAAGTTTTTACTCGAAAATAAAGAACTATTCGGTGAATACAACATTCAATATAAACAAGATATGAGTGAGATTTATTTAGTAAAAAAAAGAGAATACGAAGGAAGTCAGAAAAACATTCCCCAGAATCAATTGTGTGCATTTAATGAAACTAAAGGCGATGAATGAATGAATTATTAGAATTTATAAGCCAACATCCCATCTTAAGCATTATTGTTTTTTATATTTTTGGAAAAACAATTTGCTCAATATTTAGAATCCTTTTAAACCGTGAAAATTATCAATCAATTACGGTGAATAAAAAATATGTAAACTGTGATGATGACGACTGGGATAACGATTGTTCATGCAATAATATAGTAGTTGTTAATGGCAAACGATATTGTTGTAAATCTAAGGAATGAATAACTACGTAACGGGTTGTACGCAACCAAAGTAAGGAAATTTATGATCTTTGAGCTTTATTTTGAAGAACCAATTCCAACATGCGCAGTTAGAATTGATGAAATCACAAAGCAATGCTGGTGTTTGTGTCATGGTTATGATCACAGCGAACTCCTTAAAACCAATAAAGATACTAAGGAATATCGTGTCGTAAGTAAGCGGGGAATTAAGTGAGTCTCACAAGATACCGCTTGCGGGCAAAATTTCTCAATAGAAAATGTAAACAATGTAGGATTATGCACAATAGGCAGGGCTTTCATACGTTAGTTATGGGAATCGATAGCTATGGTTTTGTCTGGATTCCATCCAAAAAATGACATTACAATTAATAAGTCCTGATGCTCTCTTACAGCAATTCTTCTCTGTCTTATTTTTTTGATATTTACATGACATTTGCTTACACTGGTTTCCTTTCACATCTATACTTACAGGAAGGATTACTATGAAAAAACTACTTTTACTTTCATTACTGTGCGTACCAGTATTAGGTATGCAACAGAAACTTGAAGAGGTTAAAAATGAAAGAGCTGCTTCACGGCAATGGGTAAAGAATACTGCCTATGCTGCTGCGATGGTCTACCCCCTTATTCCCTCAGGATCAGCGGTTGTAGTAGGAGGCTGTGCACTAGCAAGCCTTCCCGTATCCGTGAGCCTGGTGGCAGGATGTATGGCCGTAGATTATATGCTTACTGAAAAAGCTATTCAAAAAAACAAATAAAGGATTTCTATGAAAAAGTTACTAACGCTTATACTCTTACCACCGTTTATGTATGGAATGGAAGTTCCCCAGTCTGCCCTTATTGCCAAAGATCAGGTAAAGCTCTTACATGATAAGTCGCACTATTATGTCAGCGATGAGAATGCCTCATATCGCGTTCCCAATCATGAGGTAAGCCCATTGCTCAAGCAGGTACTCAAACGTAACGCATTGGCTGAATATAGCCGTTCTTGCAAGATCAGAGTCAAAAGACACAAAGACGGTACCTATTCCCTTGTGGATAAAGTCATTGGCAATGGTGGAGGGCCGTTATTAGGCTGTGCGGTGTTATTAGGGACACAAGTTGCTGGCTTTTGTGGGCTTATTGGTGGCGCAATGGCAGCCAATGCTCTCCTGCCTGGTGGTGGTACGGCAGCGATGGGGATTGCTTTAGGGTCAGGTGGTCTTGCCGGTGCGGTCACTGCTACACAGACGACCTCTATTACCTGGTCAGCCTGGGCTTTGGCATTACCAACTCCCTAAAAGGAATACATGGAACAATCAATAAACACTATCTTTAAGAACCTTGGTGTCTGGGCACTGATTATGTGTACGGCAAATGCAGTGTGTTCTTTGTTGAATCTATCCTGGTATGAACCTTTTGACATAGATTTGCTGATCATTGGGGTAGCCGTTGGTCTGTTCATCAGTGAAGGTATGAGGGTGTACTTTCAAAAGGATAGTGTATAATAGGTTTGCTTGATTACTACTCGAGCACCCCCATGTAACAGTGGGGGATTTTATTTTAAAGGATACTATGAGTGACTTTGGATTTTATGTATTGCAAATAGCAGCAAAACAGCTTGAATGTGTTGCAAGCCAAAAGCAACTTTCTGTTTTATATCCCTATCTACCTTATGCGTTGATACGCTTAAAAAATAACAAATTATTGCCAGTTAATAGGGCATATAAACCACTGGGATTACTTCAATCAGAATGGGTTGATTATGATAGTTTTGACTTTTGTGCCATCTCAGAAGAGATAATTGATTTGTCTGCTTTGAATAATGAATGTGGACCCAGAAACTATTATTATTTTTATGAAGATGCAACATCACCCCGGCTTTCAAAAAAAAATATCAAGCGTTATATAACTACCATAAAAAAAGCTTTAAAAATAAATTCTTTTGAATGTAAAGAAATACACAGCACTGCTGATTCTTATTTATGTTCTGAAAAATACTGTTGAACAAATTATGCCCATCCAAAGGTGGGGGATTTTATTTTTATAAAATATCGAGTACAGTAACACCGATATGTTTCTATATGTTGCATATTAAATGCTTTTTTCCCCTATCGCTGTTGGTAGGGGTATATATTCGTCTGACTGACGTGTTTACTATGGCAAAAAGAAGTCAACTATCATTATCATTTTAACGGCGGGAGAGAAAAGAAGCCAAAAACGCGATATTGATAATGCGTATCGCTATTGGACTAATTATAAGGAGTCAAAATAATGACACAAAAAAAACAACATCGTGACTTCACCGAATTTCTTAATGAAAAGTTAAAAGATAAAGAGTTAGCTATTGCTTATCTCAATGAAGCTCTCGCTAACGAAGACAAAAAAGTTTCCTTATTAGCTCTTAAAGATGTAATAGATGCACGAGGTGACATTGCTGGATTTGCGCGAGCAGCTCATATACCTCGGCAGAATATTTATCGAATGCTTTTTTTTCTGTGAATGTCGGTGCTACGCAAGTAAGCACCCGACTTCACAAGATATTAATTACTTAATGTCTTAATATCTTATTGTAAAATTTAATCATTCAAAAGTATCTACAGATCAACTAATACAAATACGCCTTGTAACCGTAAACCCTAAATCCTGTAACCGTAAACCCTAAATGATTTATTAAAAAAGCCCGTTGAATTTTTTGGAGAAGAAACAACGTATCGAAGGGCATTTTTTAAAATTAGAATAGGAATACCCCCCCTTTAGAATGGGAACATCTATTGTTTAGAATAGGAACATCTCAAAAAACGTTGGGTTTTAGGGCTTTTTTAGAAGTCTTCTTGTTGCTGAAACTTTTCCACGGTTAGCTTGAGCGATTCTTAGTCAGTTATTTCTCTAACAGATCATTTAACAGATAGATAAGAATACAGAAGTTGATGGCCGTTAAGCCAAAGATTACCCACAAGATCATGTTACCTCTTCAGCACTTTCAACAATATCCTGCCAGTCTTTTTCATCAACAAGCCATGAGGCTTTGTTCTTTTCCAGGAAGATAAGTTTTTTTCGGGGGACATCCGGATGTTTGAACAGGCCTATGGTTATCAGTACCATAAGCCAGATCAAACAAAAGGAAACTAACAGACACAGTTTATCACAATTCATCTCGTCCTTTTTTAGAATAACAGGTCATATCATACCATTTTTATGAAACAGTTGAACCTAAAACCGTCTTATGACTAAGCTTGCGCTGATATATCATCTTTCTTAAACAAGAGAGAGCCACGCAATGCCATTTTATCCTGCTTTAGGGCCTGAATACATAGATGAAAAGTACCGAGAAACCTCGTTACGATACAACCAATTCTACAACGATGCATTTACCGTAGGAGCTGCCTATTGGTCTGATGCTGAACTGGACACTCGCTTTTGGGCAGGTGATCAAAATCTTTGGAATGATTACTATGGCGGTAATCTTCCTGCCGGCAGACGACGTGGATTTTACTTTAACCATATTAAGCCACAAATAAACGTAGTAACCGGATGGCAAAGACGTAATCGTAAATCTACTATCGCAATACCGGTAGAAAACGGTGACCAAGTCACTGCAGACCAATACACCAAGCTCTTGATGCACAACGATAGAGACGATAACGTTCTTGAGACCATCTCTGAAGCATTCCTGCAAGGAGCCTGTATCACGGGTATGTCGATGCTTGTCTGTTATTTAGACTACCGCAAAGACCCCGTGTCAGGTGATCTTAAAACGGCACACTATGCCTATAACTCATTTATTATGGACCCCTACTGCCGTAAGTGGTCAGACCTTTCTGATTGTAATGGCATCATCTTGCGTAACGCGATCACCAAACGTGAAGCGGTAAGCTTGCTTCCCCAATACACGCAAGAAGTAATGGGTATGTCCCAAATGCCCGGTACGCATGACGGTAAGTTCATTAACATGCCCGAGAATTACAACTATGCCATGCGTAACTTATTAAACTACGACCAGTTCTTCTATCGTGATTATCGTCAAGCAAGACTGCTTCTTGATAAGAACACCGGAGAAGTAAACGAATGGAAGGGCGGCCCTGATGAAGACTTACTCAAAGCATACTTACAACAGTACCCTGAAATAAAAGTTATTGAATCTGAAGTACCCACCGTACGCGTGGCTATCATCCTCAATGGCAAAGTTATGTGGGACGGCCCGAATGACCTGGGAATTGATACCTACCCAATGGTTCCCGTTATTGGATATTACGATCCCCAGCTGCCGTACTACCCATGGCGTGTACAAGGCATAGTCCGTGGATTACGTGATGCACAATACCTGTTTAACCGCCAAAAGATTATTCAATTAGATATCTTAGAATCACAAATCAATTCAGGATGGGTCTACAAGCCAGGATCACTGGTTAATCCGCTTGATGTGTTTACGCTATCAGGACAAGGCAAAGGCCTTGCGCTCAAGAATGAAGCAAACATGACTGATGTACAAAGAATTGAGCCGCCAGCTATACCACCAACGACCATACAAATTACCGAATCCCTGGGCCAAGAGATTATGAAGGCTTCGGGAATTAACGAAGAGCTGATGGGTTCTGCGGTTGATGAGAAGGCAGGGGTGCTTGCCATGCTTCGACAAGGGGCAGGACTTACCTCGTTGCAGATACTCTTTGATCAACTGGACACGTCCCAAAAGCAACTGGGTAAGATTCGCATGGATATTATGACAACCAACTATGTCCCTGCAAAAGTAAAAAAGATTCTTGAAGGTGAAGAACCATCTCCACAATTCTATTCCAAAGCATTTGGTAAGTATCACTGTGTGATCGAAGAGGGCTTGAACACAACAACACAAAAGCAGATGCAATTTGCTCAGATGTTACAGCTTAAAGAGTATGGCGTACCTATTACTGATCAAGACTTGCTTGAAGCAGCGACTATTCAGAATAAACAAAAGATTATTGAGAATGCTGTGAAGAATTCTCAGCAAGTACAACAAATGCAACAGCAACAAGCGCAGTTACAAATGGCTGACATACAAAGTCGTATCAAGCTTAACGATGCACGTGCTACCGCAGACGAAGGGCTTGGTCTGGAACGCTTATCTCGTATTGAAGAAAATAAAGCTCTTGCGGAAGAACGCAGAGCGCAAGCGATGAAGGACGAGGATACGGCATTACTTGAGAAGGTAAGAGCTCTTAAGGAATTGGAACAAATAGATATCAATCACTTGAAAGAATACATCCTGCTGGCAGAGAAGCTCAAAGCTATGAATTCTGTACAGCATGAACAAAAAAATACCTCATCGCGCCAGCAGAGTGCTGGGAGTTAGAGGCTAACACCTTGCAGCAACCCGTGACAAAACCTCACGAGTTGGACTGTAGTAACTTGAAGGAGTTTAGCAATGGCTAGACATCACAAATCACATAAAAACGGAGCCATGGGCGAATATGCAGGCATGGAATCCCGTGACCGTAATCAATATCGTTCTGGTGAATACGTAGACGAAAGCCGTAATGGCTATGCAGACATGCCACAGCATGTTGAGTATAAACGCTATGCGCCAACCCCATTTGGTATGGATCATTACCTTGATGATGGTATTGGTGGTATTGACCGTCAAGTAGCTCATGACCGTTCACAGGTTAAAAAAGGTCTTCAGACCCGTAAATCAGTGTAAGGAAATACTACCATGGCGAAGAAAAGAATGTACTCATCTGAGCATCCCTTTCCTTCGCCTTCTCGTCCTAATAATAATTGGGCGTATGAAGGCGGAATGGTTCCTGAAAACCCAAAAGAGTTTGGCTCAGCTCCCCGACAAGAGTCCCTTTCACGGTTTCCTCATCACACCTATGGCGTAGCGGGGCTTGGTGCCAAGCTTGAAGATGGTAAATCAGGTATGGACAGACATGTTGATTACATCGTACCAACAGGCACGAATAACAAGTTCATGAACGGAGGTACCTACTAATGCCTTACATGCCTCGTGCTGATAAGAAAGCAGAGCGTATTGCGTGGAAAAACCTTGGTAAGCCAGAAAACCTTGCTTCCAAAGAAACACCACGACAACGTGAAATAAATAAGAAAATAGATTATCAAATAGCGGTCGACGGGAGATAACAATGAAACATTGCAATAAATGCGGAGCTATGCACAAACCTGGTGCATGTAAAAAGGGTTATTAATGGCTATGAAGAAAATGAAGAAAAAAGTGATCTCACACCTCAAGCAAGATCAAAAGATGTTCAAGCATGAGGCGCATGAGGACAAAGAGTTGGTAAAAGAACTTAAGAAAAAAGTAAAAAAGAAGAAAAAATAATGCCTAAATTACCACGTTCAGCTTCTAAAAAGGCTAAAAAGAACCGTGTTGAGACTGAGATGCATAAGTTTAAGATGGGTACCTTACATTCCGGCTCTAAAAAGGGCCCTGTAGTAACCAATCCTAAGCAAGCAATTGCTATCTCTCTTTCAGAATCAGGACAAAGTAAGCCTAAAAAGAAGCACAAGAAAATAAAATGATCCCTTAATGTCCATCAGGTATGGTTTTTGCAGTCGTCACCATATCTGATGGAATATCCGAGAGAGAGATGGAAGAGAATAAAACTACACAAACCCCCAAGCAACCAACGTTTGGTCAACAGTACCTTGAGGGAATTCAAAAAGACTCAGGAAAAGCACCCGTTAAAGATATACGTGACGGGTTACTTACCGAGTGGGATAAGAATGTCCTGGAAGTTGTCCAAAAGACACGGGCGATTGAACCAACACGTCATTTTTATGTGTGTGTAACCACGAAACGTGAGTTTTTGGTAAAAAATACCATCAGAAACTACTTTGAATCAAAATATGCATGCCCTACACCATCTTTTGAGCAAGTAGTGTACAAGATTCACGAAGGTGGCACGAACATATCGATTATGTGGGTTATTCCCAACAAGGAAGCGTGTATTTATTTAACCATGAATGCGCTTAATGTCGCTCCTGAAGAACGGCAATTGTTAGACTACGTTCTTCGTTTTAATAAAGGAGAACTGGATCAATTGGCACAAAAAGAGAATGGCGAAGTAATACAGAAACTTGATACATAAAAGGAGATATCTATGTATGATAATCAAAATTCACCAATCGGGGAGACTATTTATGAAGACATCCCTCAAACTCCACTCCAACCAGAACCCGAGCAAGCCCCAGAAGTCGCGCAAGCAGCACCCATGGAGACAGTGGAACAACCTGCACCACAACCCGCGAACCCAGAACAAGAGCGAAGACGGTACACTGAAGAACAACAACAACGCAACTTTGCCGAACTGCGTAGACAGCAAGAGCTAAAAGACCGAGAACTTGAGCTGATGCGTAGAGAGATAGAGCAGCTTCGCCAGAATGCCTACAAGCCCCAAGCTCCTAAAGACGATCTTGGTATTGCCAAGGATGCTTTTGCGGAAGTACAACATGTAGAACGTATTGTAGAAGCACGATTGCGCGAACAAGAAGAACGCTACCGCAAGCAGCTTGAAGCACAACGCCAACTAGAGGCAGAGCGTACACTTACCATTCAATACAAAGACTTGTATCAAGTGCTTACGCAAGAGAATCTTCGCAGATTAGAGCAGGAAGAGCCTGAGATAGCCGCCAGTATCGCGTCTAATCCAGATACCTATTCTGCTAAAGTTGCTGCCTATAAACAGATAAAAAAGCTTGGAATCGTTGAGGAAAACTATAATAATCAACGGGTTCAGGAACGATTAACTCAAAATATGCAACGCCCGAAATCTCCGCAAGCGTTAGCGCCACGCCAAGGATCACAGGCTTTATCAGCAGCTCCTACATCAGGATTTGCTGAGAGTATTACCGAGGATATGGCAGCTCGTTATCGCAAAGAGATGGAAGAAGCGATCGCACGAATGTAACTTAGGCTTCATTACATTTATCCTTTATCGATGGCCCCCGGATGTAACAATCTGGGGGTTTTTGTTGAATCTAAAATCGTCTTATGGCTATACTCCTAAAAACAAGGCTGACTCGCTGCTCGCCCCAGCAAATTATTCCTCATAGGGCTGAATACGGACTCGCCCACCATCGACTGATCTGAGACTCGTCATCTCGCATGCTGATACATCGTTTTATTCCTTTCTAGGAGATACTGTTATGGCTGGTATTACTACCACATCAACACTAACACCTCCGGTACAGCAGTCGTTTGATTATCGTCTGTTGTCCGTAAAAGTACCTAATATGATCCACACCCTCCCTGCGATGCGCAAAAAAATGCCGGCTCACGGGGGCGATACTTTAAGGCTTCGCCGTTACAATCCATTGGATACCGCCATGGTTCCACTTGGCAATACCGGCATAACGCCGCCACCACAGCAGTTAACGGCTTTGAACATTGACGCAAAGATAAGCTGGTACGGCACATACGTTATCTTGAATGAGCAAGTAGTGCTCCAGGCGCAGGATCCGGTTCTCAATGAGGCATGTAAAAGATTGGGCGTCTCGCTCCGTCAGACCGAGGATCAACTTACTCGTGACATGCTTGCAGCAAGCGCAGGCTTTATCAACTGCGTAGCGGGTGTTAACGGACAAAATCCTACTGAGATTACCCGTCCTGATATTGATAATGTGATTCAAACTCTTGCTTCTAACGATGCATGGACGATTGAAACATTACAAGACGGTTCGTTGAAGTTCGGTTCTGCTCCAATTCGTGATGCCTACATCGCTTTAGGCTCAACTAAACTTATCGGCCAATTAGACAACGTCAATGGCTTTACCCCAAAGACTGCCTACCCAAATCAAACTACAGTTAGTCAATCAGAATATGGTGCGGTGTCCAACCTTCGTTTCTATTTGTCAAGTATTGGCAGCTTTACGGCTAATGCATCGAACACTGGCCAGAACGTGTACAACATCTTCTGTGTTGGTATGGAAGCGTATGCAGTAATCGAACAAGATCGAGCTTCTGCTGCATTTATTTACCGACCACCTATCTATGATGGCCCACTGGCTCTTAATGCTTCTGTTGGCTTTAAAACGGCTCTTGTGCCACGTATAACCAATGACCAATGGATCCAAAATCTCCGTTGCACATTAGCTTAAAGGAGCGCTCATGTCTAACATGTCAAATACTATTATCACTCAAGGTCGTTTTGTATCTACCGGTCAGGCAGCATACCTGCCTATTCGCTCTGATATTGATTGGATGGAAGTTCTTAACTATACCGAAGCAAATGCTGCTTCCGGTGTAGCGACAGGAGTTCATGGAGTCAAATACGAATGGCAACGTGGCATGGCCGTCAATGATGGCTTTGTGACCATGCGTAACGCTGGTGGTACCGCTGACTTTATGACAACTTCAGCATCACTTGCTGTTGGTGGATTTACTCTTATCGATTCATCGCTTCAGTTACCAGGCCCTATTGTTGCCTATACTGCGGGTACTAACGCAACTCCTCCGGTTATTACCGTTGCATCGACCGCAAGCTTGAACACCGGTGATATTGTTCGTATTACAACCTCAGCGACTGCGTTCAATGCGTCAGGACTAGATTACTCTATCGAAGTACTCAACGGTACAACCTTCAGTCTCCGTAACATGATCGCCCCAGGGGCAGTGTTTGGTGCTGGTACATACCGTCTAATTGCGTTTGATCCTATCTTCTACCCACGAAATAGAGTGATCTCACGCATGTCTGCGGCTTCACAATGCGTAATCAGTACTACCGTAGATCATGGATTCCAAGTTGGTGATCAAGTACGTCTGAACATTCCTGCTGGCTTCGGTTCTTACAGTAACCTCAACGGCCAGCAAGCCGTTGTTGTAGCAGTGACTGCCGCAACCGCAGGTAACCCTGCTTCATTCACGGTTAATGTTGATACAACTGGCTTTGGTGCGTTTGCATGGCCAGCGGTAGCCTCTGTTCCATTTACTCCAGCGCAAGTTGAAGTAATTGGCGGCTATACCGATGCAACCATTGTAACGGTACCTGCATACCCAATCACTAACCCTAATAACGTTGTTGATGCCACCGTAAATCGTGCCTTCTTAGGCATGAGACTTGCTGCGGGAATTACTTCTCCAGCTGGAACGGAAGGTCAAGTGATTTACTGGAAAGCGGGTAAATCGTTTAGCACGACTATCCAACCGATAGTTTTAGCTGATCTTTAATAGATATGGGGGGAGCAATCCCCCCTTTACCCAAGGAGATATATGAACGATACAAATTTATCTACACACACCAATGAAACTCACGAAAACTCACCAAAAGTACAAAAAAAGGCTGCACCGGTTCGTAAAGCCCCTGCAGTTATAAAAGACCTGAACGAAGATATGCCTAAGCCGCTCACCCTGCAAGAGATGAGACAGCAAAAAGCAGAAGAGGCACGCCTTCGTCTCCGTCGTGAATGGGAAGTAGAAAGCCAAATGGTAACCGGCGTGTTTAGAGACTTAGAAGTTGGCCCTGGTGGCAATCTTCGTTTCTCAGCACGTAAGTATCCGTGGGATCAAACCAGTAGCTACAACTTTGTTGATGGCCAAACCTACACCGTACCGTTATGGGTAGCTCGTCACCTGAACGAGAACTGTAAATTCCCGGTATATCGGCACAATGTTGACCCGAATGCCAAAGAAGGTGAGAAGGTACAACAGATTGTTGGACAATGGAACCATAGATTTGCGTTTGTGTCCTCAGATTTTATAGGCCTGGCAAAACCAGAACGACCAAGCATTATTACCGTCGGTAACCAATAAGGAATACTATGGCAGAATTCCCAATACTCAACCCGATATTTCAACCGGCAATACGTGAGATTGCGGGACTTTCTGCCGTCTATTTCCAGGATACTTTGTTATTGCAAGTGACCACGACACAGGATCATTTGTATAAAGATGGGTTAGTTGTGCGTCTCTCAATTCCTCTTGAGTATGACGCACAACAGTTTAACCAGGCTAAGGGAGACATTGTTGTTGATTCACCAACAACCTTCATTATGGCCTTCGCATCAATTCAGTTTGATCCCTTTGTGGTTCCTTTAGAACCCAAGCAAGTACCGTTGGTGATCCCAATCGCAGAAGATGTTCAATTTTTAAATTCAGCCGTACAAAACGTTTTACCTTGAAGGAATATCATGCCTTACGCAACGCTGGATAATATACGACAGATGGTGAGGTTTCTCACAAAGTCACCCTCACAAGCCTTGCTCACTGATGCCATGATTGACCAGTGGGTAAACGTATTTTTACTCTATGACTTTCCTGAGCATCTGAGACTGTTTGAGTTACACAGTACCTTTAGTTGGTACTGCCAACCCAATATTGACACGTATCTTACTGATAAGACAATACCCGTAAATGATCCCCTGTATAACTTCCAAAATACCTACATCACGGTTAACCCTCCAATCTACGTAGCAGGATACCAGGCAAGCTATAGCCAATCACGGGAACAGTTTTACCGTATGTGGCCCCAAGTAGGTTCTATAACGCAAGTTAACGCAGGTAACGGGGCAACACTTGCGTATACTGGTACGGTTACCGCAGGTTCCAACCCTGGATCACCAGGAGCACCCATACTTCGTAACTACGTACTCTTCTCCTCAGTTGATGTGAACGGAATGGGACTCCAGAAAATAGACCAACCGATTCTTGATGCAGTCACTGGACAACAGACTAATTACGGCAGATTAATAGTACCTACTCCCACACCACCTCCACCGCTCTCATTAACGGCACCGTATACCACTGATATTAACTTTCCAAGTACTGACTTTATCAACTACCTCACAACACAATATGCAGTAAGTTTTGCAACCGCTCCGGCTGTTGGTGTCCCTATTAATGCACAGGTATACCAATACGTACCCTCACGACCATTATCACTTTTATGGTACGACAATAAATTCATTGTACGCCCTGTTCCCGATCAGCCTTACCAGATCACCATGGAAGTCTATAAACGTCCCACTGAGTTGATCGTGAGCACGCAGGAACCTACTATGGAACAACACTGGCAATACATAGCCTATGGCACTGCCAGAAAGATACTGCAATTACGCTTTGACTATGACTCGGTACAACTTATTGAACCTGAGTTCAGAAAGCAGCAAGAATTAGTATTAAATAGAACCGTTGTACAGAATACCACCCAACGAGTTGCTACTATCTACTCACAACAAAGTGATCTAGGGGGTGGCTGGGGTAACTGGAACGGATATGGACAATCAGGAATATAAAGGAAACGTATAATGCCAGCATATAATGATACGCCGTTAGCGACGCAACAGATCAATCAGACACAGCCGTTAATTAGAACAAATTTTACGACACTCGAGCAGGCATTTAATGTAAACCATGTGCCGTTTGCCGAACCACTCAATTTTGGTAAGCATAATGTGACTCAGTTTGTAGGCCAAACCAATACCCCGATCGGTTCAGTTCCCGCATTTATTACGGGATTGCCAACACGAGAATTTAATATTTACAATACGGTACCTAATGGTAATGCAGTTTTAAACGGTGTCCCTAATCAGGGGTATCCCGTTAATCTGACTACAAATGAACTCATTGTTGAGCGATCACCGGTAGCACCTGAAACAAGAAAAACATTTATTCCCATTACTGCAACAACCCAAGGCGTTGATGGATCAGGTGGTACTTACGGTTGGTCTTTTTTACCCTCAGGTATCCTTATTAAATGGGGTTATGTCCGATCGCTCGGAGCAAAAGATACCGCACATGTTTATACATTTCCTACAAATGGAGCTGCTCCCAACGGAACAATACCAGCCTTTAATGCCGTTTTTAGTGTAATGGTAACAGGAACTAATTTATTGAATGGAGTAGTTCAGGGATCGCGTTCCATCATTGTAGAAACACAATCATTCACTACTGCTAATTTCACTATTTATTATGACGGAACATTTGCATCATCTGGAGGTAACGGCCCAGATTTTTATTATTTAGCCATCGGTACCGCCCAAACTAATACCTAGGAGTTATCATGCCTTTAGACAGATTTTTGATTGCTCCGCTTGAGGGTGGCTTACAGACAGATTTGAAGCCGTGGCTGATTAGTGACACGGCATATCAACAATTGAATAACGCCTATATCTACCGAGGACGGGTACGAAAACGATTTGGTTCTCGCTATATGACACCCAGTACTACCCCCTCACAGAACATGCAACAATATCCTTCTCGGTTGTCGGTACGCATTGGGATAACCGATCCAGGAACCGGTATTGCTGCAGGTACCCTCTCAACAGTACTCGCTGATCTTTCTTTTACTGCTGAAATAGCTATTGGGCAACAATTTTCTATTGGCACACAGATATTTACTATTGTGAGTAACGCAGCAGGGCCACAAAACATGCTGGGCGTTGATGTATCTAATAACACGCCAGTGCCCGCAGGTAATGCAACATTTAACTTTGCCACGGGAGCTTATTCAATACAGACATCCCCTCTTGAATTGGGCGAGCCGGTATTCTTCTACCCTGGCCTTCCTGTGATGGGACTTCCTACCTGGCAGACTAATACTATCAATAATGAACCAACCATAGCCTTCGATACTAAATACGCCTATCAATTTACTTCAACAGGATGGGAACGATTATCGGCAGAAGCAGCAGCCGGTGATGCGGTGTGGAACGGTACGGATAGTCAGTTCTTTTGGGCATATACCTATCAAGGGCCTGATCTCTCTGAAAGTTACTTTTTTGTAACGAATTTCAATGAAAATGAACCGAATTATATGCGGTATTTAGATACAGGGTTTACCTGGAACAGCTTTGCTCCTACCTATGCAACTCCCGATGGATTGGTGAGTGACGGGTTTATTACCGCAGCACGGATCATCGTAGGATTTCATGATCATTTAGTGCTACTCAATACCTGGGAAGATGATAACGTACTGGGAGTAAATAACTTTAAAAATAGAGCACGATATTGTGCTATTGGTACACCCCTTGAGACATTCAACGCAACCCCAGCCAACTCGTACCTACCGTGGGTAGACAATAAGAATTCACCCTACTTTAGAGGCGGTGGGTACATCGATAACCTGCAAACACAACAACAGATTATCTCCGCAGAATTCATAAAAGACAGACTTATTGTCTACTATGAGCGAGAAACGTGGGAACTCGTCTATACGGGGAACCAACAAATTCCATTCGTATGGCAACAGATTAATACTGAGTTCGGTGCTCAGTCTACCTTTAGTGTGGTTCCCTTTGATGCACAGGTATTAGCCATAAGCCAGAATGGTATCACCGCGTGTACGGGTGCCAACGTTAATAGAATTGATGAAAAGATACCCAAAGAGGTATTCAAAATCCGTAACACTAACGAAGGAGTGCTACGCGTACAGGGCATTAGAGACTATGAGTTTGAGATGGTATACTGGTCTATGCCGTTAAACTTCGTCTCTCTTGAAGGCAAAACAGACATCTTCCCGAACCAAGTACTTACGTATAACTACAACACGGGATCATGGGCATATAACACCGATAGCTTTACGGTGTTTGGATATTTCCCTCAATCGGTGGGAGCTACCTGGGGTAACACCAGTGATCAATGGCAATATATGACTAATTTATGGTCTGATGGATCGTTACAATCTAATTTTAGACAGGTTGTAGCAGGAAACCAACAAGGCTTTGTCCTACAGATTGACGGTGATCTGACCCGTAATGCGGGAGCACTCAGTGTTGCAGATGCATCAATAAGCGGTGACGAAGTAACTCTGGTAATACCCAACCATAATCTCAATCCCATGGACGTCTTTACCCAAGAAGATGAATATGTCTTACTGGAAAACTTCACCGGTACCGGATCATGGCCTTTACTAAATGGGATTATTACTCCCATTGTTGAGATTGTTGATGCGAATACTATTCGAGTAAAAGCGTTCCCCTTTTCTGGAATACCAGATGAAGAATACGCAGGTAACGGTACTGTAGCACGGGTATCAAATATCAACATTCTTACCAAACAGTGGAATCCTTACACTAAACAAGGGCAAAACGTCTTTATACAAAAGATAAACTTCTTAGTAAGCAGAACAGACTTTGGTGAAGTAACCGTTGATTACTACCCTTCTACGTCTAAATATTCAATGCTTGAGCAATCGGTACCGGGCCAACTTATGTCATCAGGAGCCTTGCAAACAAGTCCCTATGATCCCGTATTTTATCCCTCAGAACAGGTACAAGACAGACTCTGGCATGTCCAATATCTTGCCGTCGATGGGACCGCAATACAGTTGCGTATTTTTATGAAGGGCGACCAGATTATTAATCCTAATATTGCGCTTGAAGACTTCCAACTTCATGCCCTTATTTTGGAATGCCAACCTGGATCAGTACGGATAGGAGGCTAAGATGGCTGGAACGAATCAACAATACCAAAGAACCGGTAGCTTTGTTCCTACAACACAAATATGGGAACAATCACAGATACAAAGCGTTAATGTGAACTCGCCTGAGTTCAAGAACCTCTTAGTACGTCTTTATCAGAACATTAATAAGATAGCCTTAGTACTTAACACCAAAGAGACAGGCGCATACTATGAGCAGGAGTTTGTCACAGGAAGTCTGTTTTTCCCAAATCCCAATGCTTCTCTTTCAGCCGTTGCACCCATTGCTCCAGCACAGCCGGTAGAGCGACAGGTCTCACGGGTAGCGGTCAACTTTGGTGCGTTGCCGAATACGGGGCCTAAATCTATGCCTCATAGAGTCGAGGTAGGCACACAATGGTCGTTTGTGAAGATATATGGCTGTGCTACTAACCCTTCTTTAATTGGAACTGCCAGCCCCAACCAAGCGTTTATTCCACTGCCCTATGTAGATGCGACGGGTGTTGCTGCCAATAACATTGAATTATATGTTGATAAGCAA